TAATGTAAAATTTTATTGTGAATCAGATAATGCCCATTATACAAAATTACAAGCAGCTCCTCATTCAGAATATTCCGGTAATCCAACAGCAACTTTACCTGCGTATGATTTTGACTTTGCCGCACCTAATTTTCAAGGAAATATAACAGCCTCAGGTAATATAAGTGCAAGTGGTGATTTAGAAATTAATAATAGAATATTAGTATCATCATCATTATCATCAGCTGGTTCTACTAGTGGTGATATTATTAAAATAGGTAATGTTACAACATTAGCCGGTTTAATATATGCATTAACAGGATCAGCTGGGGGGTGGGCATTAGCATCATCAGGTTCTGGTCAATTAGCCACCTCATCAATAGCAATAGCATTAGGAACTAATTCAACTACAAATGGAATGCTTTTAAGAGGTATGGTAAATGTAGGACATAATCCTGGTGGAACCGCGGGTGGAGCTATATACTTGGCAGATGGGGGGTCATCTTCATATGTTGCGTCTACTACGACTAATGATATTGTAAGAGTAATAGGTCATAATTATGAAAATAATGTTATATATTTCAATCCATCCAATGATTGGATTGTAAGATCATAAAATAAAAAACTATGGAAGAAAAAAAATTTGACCCGGAAGATCCAATAATTCCACCAGATCCTGTCATACCCGCGGATGAAGCTATGTTTTGGTCTGCGTCAGATGCTACTGATTCTAAAAGTCAAATGTTTAAAGCTAAATCATCAGAAGCATTTAAAAAATCTAAAGATGCTGATTTTGGTGAATATAATAACTATCTTGAAGTTAATAGCGAAATATTAAATTTACGAGTAGCACAACACTACCGGTATAATAAAACATATGTAGATTCAATAGCAGTTGGATATGGTGGAGCTGGAGTAACATATTGGACTGGCAGTTATCGAGATACAGTACCTACTTTAGAATTTAATGTAATAGGTTCTATTTACAATTAAAAGGTAATAATATGGCAGTATATTATATAGATAGTATTAATGGTAGTGATAGTAATGATGGTAGTAGTATATCAACTGCTTGGGCTACTTTAGCTAAAGGGATTACATCAGGACATGATACCGACGGATCAAATTCAGATACCACATTACATTTAGCACCAAATAGTATTTTTAGAGAAGTAGTAACATCAGGAGAAACACAGAAAAACTTAGGATATAGATGTTATTGGATAGGTGATCGCGAAGCTAATGTATTTACATCTCATATTCCCGGACCTATTATTATGACAGATATAACAGATCCTATAGCAATGACTTCTGCAGGATCTAGTGTTATGGGAACATCAAATCGTACTAATTATATAGATTTAGACATTTATGCTGTCGGTAGTACTACTGGTACAGCCTTAGCTTCTGGGGCAAGCTCAGGTAGACCAACAGATGCTACAGGATCTAATTGCTTATTAGTTGGGAGTAAATATGGTACAAATCGATCTGCACGTTTAGAAAATTGCGCGGTATTTGGAGGTAATGCTGCTGTAAATCAAAATTTATCTATTGATAGATGTTTATTATTTGGAGGTACTTATGGAGTTAATCAAATGTATGGAAATATGACTAATTGTGTTAGTATTGGTGCAACTTATGCCTTTTTTAATGCTACATCCCGATATGCAACTAACTGTACAGCTATTGGAGCTGGTAATGCATTTCGTCAACTAAACGCTAATAGATGTTTTGCCTTTTCTTCAGGAACTGGTATGATAACTAATACTTCTACTCAATATATAAGTAGTAGTGTAGCATATGCTTGTTCTACCCCGATGAATAAAGGATCACATTACAATATATCATCTAGTACACCTGGTGTGGCTAGTAATACCCAATATGGGCAACAAGTAACATCAGCATCACGTGAAATGTTTTGGGATTATAATAGTATAATGCAAGTTCCTGCTTTATTAATGCCTGTTAGAAAAAGAGAGGGTATTGATCATGTAAGCCAATTATATGAAGGGGTAGGTGTAGGTTGGGATACAGCAGGTATAGGAGATTTTTCACATGATATATATAGCTCATCTTATAGTAAAAATGAAATAGGAGCTATAGCTCAAGATGGTGCTATTAGATATGATTTAACATCATCAATTAATACAGCTATTTCAGCGTCGCACCCAGGAATTATATTTCAATCTTATGGTGAAAAATTAATGCAACTCCCTGTACCATCAGGTTCTTCTGTTACAGCAAGTGTATCAGTAAAATATACGGGTACTGTTGCTGCTGCTGAAAAACCGGCAATAGTAATATCATACCCCAATACAGTTTATCAAACAGTTAGAGCTGTTAATGAACGAGATATAACCACAGCAGGAGCAGATACCTGGAGTAGCATTATTGTTAGTGCAAGTGCTCAAAATATTGATTTAGTTTATGATTTAAGATTACAATTTTATTCTACCGGTAGTAGTGTAGAAGCATTTTTTAGTGATTTATCAGTAACATAACATGGCTGGCTTTAATCTAAATAGTGGTGGTGTATTATCTAAACTAGCTAATACTGGGTTTGGAAAATTTATAACTAGAAATGGTGTATTATTTACTGGGGTAAGTAGATTGATAACCACCTCAACTCCTGATATAAGTGATATAAGTTTTATAAATGGTATATCACAATCAAATATAGGTAACAAATCAGGAATATCAGCAGATAATATATCATCAGTAAATAATATTGAATTCTAAAATTATTATTTTTATTATATAAAATAAATTTGGTTTTTTCATAATTTTTTATTATATTAACATATAAATAAAACTTATTATGAAAAAATCACTAATCACTGCTCTAGTAGTAGGGGTAACTACATTTTCATCCCCTACTCCAATCAACACTATTAATTCTAATTTAAAAGAACCATTAAAAACAGTAGTAATACAAAAAACAGGTTTAGAATTATTTTTACATTCTCTAGGTAAATATGAATCAAATAATGATTATACCAAAGTAAATAAATGGGGTTACTTAGGTAAATATCAATTTTCAAAACGAACATTACGTGGTTTGGGATATAAGATAAAACCTGAAGTATTTCTTAATAATCCTCAATTACAAGAACAAGCCGTAAGAGATTTACTTATTGATAATAAACGTGTAATGAATAAACACATTATTAAATACACAGATAAAACTATTAATAACATTAAAATTACTGAGTCCGGTATATTAGCCGCTACACATTTAGTAGGACCCAGAGCAGTAAAGCGTTACTTAAAAAGTAATGGTAAACGCATTAAAAAAGATGCATTAGGTACATCAGTAGAAGATTATATGAAAACTTTCGGTGGTTATAATTTAGAAATTTAATATATTTATAGATATGAATATTTATGTATTGTTATTAATTCTTATATTCTCCTATATTTTAAAAGGAGGAATATGGTTTGCTTTTGATATTTTTGTTTTTAAATCTAAATATCATAATGTTATTCAAGTTGTCTCTAGTATAGGACTTTGGCCTATTGCCAGTCTTATTCGTACATTTAATCTAATCAAAAATTATATAAATGAGAAATAGTACCGCAAAAGAAATTAAACCTAAGAAAAAACGTCCTGGTGTTCATTCCAAAAAAAGAACATCTAGTCTTAAAGATTCAAAAAATTATACTAAAAAATATAGAGGACAAGGTAGATGAAACGTTTACGTATTAGAAATTCAAATAAATTTCGACTATATAATAGAAATGTAGATTATTTTGGGGATATAGTTGGTTTTACTCTAACTAAGGATAAAGATGGATGGGAAAGGGTAAATTATTTTTGTAAAAAAATTTCTCCTAGTGCATAAAACGTGCCTTAGCCAAAAACATTTATTATATTCATACTATATAAAATATAAACATTTAAATTATTAAAAATGAAGTATAAAGATTTAGCATTACAAAAAATTGAACGATTAGAAGGTCAAATGAAAAATTTAGAATTTGCCCTAAATCGTAATAACATAACAGAAGCTAGAAAAGTTATGGAAACTGTTAACCAACGAGTTGAAGATCTTAGAAGCCAAATTTCTATAGAACAAGACCAGGATAAACGAAATCAAGTAGTATAAATAAAAATAGTTATGACATTAACACCAGAACAAATTCAATCCAATTGGGATCAACTCCTTGGATATATTGATACTTACATTACAGGTGATCGTAAGGATACTTTGTTGTCTTTTTATAAGAAATACGAAGAACGCTTAATTATGATGCCAGCAGCACATAAAAAAGAATATAATAATGCCTTTCCAGGTGGTTATGTTGACCATGTTAATCGCGTTATCGAATGTGCTCTTAAAGTTAACAATGTATGGTCAGAAATGGGAGTAGATGATTCAACATATACTGTTGAAGAATTAATATTCTCAGCTTTAAATCACGATTTAGGTAAAATGGGTGATGAAAATCATGAATCGTACATTCCCCAAACAGATCAATGGCGTCGAGATAAACTAGGTGAAGATTATATGTTTAATAAACAATTAGCATTTAGTTCAGTACCCGATCGTGGTTTATTTTTATTACAATCTCATGGTATATCATATTCATTTAATGAAATGATTGCTATTCAAACTCATGATGGGTTATATGATGATGCTAACAAAAAGTATCTAATGGCTTACATGCCGGAACAAAAACCAAGAACATCATTACCTTATATTGTACACCAAGCAGATATGATGGCTGCTCGTATTGAATTTGAGAAAGAATGGTTGCCTAAATTTAAAGAAAATAAATCTAATAATTTTAAATTAGATAAAAATCCTACTACAAAACCAACAACTAAAGCTGAACGTAAAACAAAAACATTAGCTAATGTAGGTAATAAAAATGGTAAAATGAATTCTGTAATTGACGACTTTTTTGCATGATATATATAATTGTTATTTTAACTATATTACTAATAGCCTCAGGTTATGTAATATACAATCTATTTCGCAAAGTAGAAGTACTAGAAACATTAGCAGAACAACATTCAGATTATTTAGTTAGACTAAATGATATGGTTGAAGTATCTACTAAACGTTTAAAAGAAATTGATGATAAAGGAGCTTTTTCATCTGATGATGAAATTGGATGGTTTTTTACATATGTTGATCAAGTACAAAGTCTACTAAAACAATATGTTACAGAAAATGTTATTGATTTAAATGATAAAAAATCTTAATATACAATATGGAAGAAACTATAAACGATTTATTATTGGAGGAAGATAATTTCCCCGGTTTAACTAAAAAAGGAACAGTACGAAAAAGACGTCCTAAAAAATCACGTAATTATTTTACAGAAGATACTCAAAATGCTATATTAGAATATTTGGCTTCAGATAGCCAAGTAGAGCGTAATAGAATATATAATGATCGTATTAATTATGCTTTTTATAAATTAGCCGAAAATATAATTCATACATTCAAATTTTATTATATGGATGTAGAAGATATTGAAGATTTAAAACACGAAGTAATTACTTTTTTATTAGAAAAACTTCATTTATATAACCAAAGTAAAAATGTATGTGATAAATTTACTAAATTATCTAAAGAACATGGTTGGGGTTATGATAAAGGATCATTCCAAGAATATACTAATTACTCTAAAAAAATAAGTGAAGAACAAATATTAGAATTTATAGATATTTTAGATATTTGTGATGAAGGTAAAATTCAATACTCACTAGTAAAACCACCTAAAGCATATTCATATTTTGGTACTGTAGTTAAACGTTATCTTATTAACTATAACGAAAAAAACTATAAAAAATTACAAACACATGCCCCAGCATTAGCTGCTGACAATGATGATGATATAGTAAATGATCTAACATTAGAATTTGAAGCACAAGACCATACAATACAAGATTTTATGTCTATGTATATTGATTATATGGATGAAAATTTATTTAAATTATTTCCTAAAGAAAATGATGCTAAAATAGCTGATGCTGTTTTAATGTTATTTAAACATAAAGAAAATTTAGAAATATTTAATAAAAAAGCAGTATTTTTATATATTAAAGAAATGGTTGATGTACCTACTCGCCATATAACTAAAATAATTCTTAAATTTAAATCAAAATATAAAGAATTGCATGAAGAATATGAAAAGATAGGATATATAAAAATGTGACCAAACTATATTTATAATAAAATAATGTCATGTTTGATCAAGTCATATTTAAAAAGAAAAAATTTTCTGATATTTTAGAAGAAATATATAAAGATACTAAAGTTAAAGAAAAACAAGTTAATCAACTTATAGCTGAATTAAAACCTCTAATTCAAGATACTGGAGATGCTACACTAGTAGTACCTTTAATTAAAGAATATCTTGAAATAGGGGTTAAAAACTCTGATAACCTTATTAAAATGGCTGCTATATGCCAACGTTTAATGGCTAAACAAGTTGAAGTATCTGATGGTGCTTTAATAAGTGAAGAGGAAAAAGCAGCATTACTTTCTGCTATTGACGATATAGAAGAAGAACAACAAAAGGCATTACCTGCTCCTAAAGTAATTAATATGCCTAAGTAATGAGGATAGATCAATCCCCTATATTTAAAGAACATTTACAAGCTTCTAATATATTATTAGGAAGAGTAACTAGGGCTTTTATTGATCCTGCTGATGAAGATAATGAAAAAGTATTTACCCCTTTATTTCCTGGAAACTCAGGGATAGGAGCTATTGAATTCGAATTTATAACTAATATAAATAATTTAAGTAGAGGATATGCTAAACCTCTATTTCCTCAAATTAAATATTATCCATTAATAAATGAAATGGTTTATCTAATCAAAGGACCTACATATAATACCCCAGATGATTCTAATAGTAGAGAATTATATTATGTAAATACATTTAATACATTTAATTCATCTCATATAAATCCACAACCAATAAGTAAAAATGGTACCACTGTTTCTAATTCAACAGATTTAAATAATGTTTTTGGTAAAACATTTAATACAAAAGATAACATGCAATCTTTATTACCTTTTGAAGGTGATAACATAATTGAAGGAAGATGGGGAAATTCTATTAGATTTAGTAGTGTTATATCTGGATCAGTAACTAATAATCAATGGAGTAGTGGTAGTAGTGGAGATCCTATTACTATAATTAGAAATGGTCAATACTTTAATTCAAGTAGTATAGATTTTACTTTAGAAGATATCAATAATGATGCTTCATCTGTTTATATGACAAACGGTCAACAATTACCTATAGATGTTGCTAGTAAAAATTTAGCTACATTTGATATAGAATTAGAAGAATTAGACATAGCCCCCATATCAGTACCTAATATAGAAATAGTCCCTAATACAGTATATAACAACGCAGGATAATGAGTATATATACACAGTTAGCTAATAAACCATATTCACAGCTTTTAACCTTAATTAAATCTGTAGAATCTGTAAATGATAGTTATAGTTCAGTAGTAGGTTATACTAAATCTCCTAAACCTGCTGGTGATTTAACTAAACTTACAATTCAAGAAATAGTAGATACAGAATTTACACAACCTGATAGAAAAAATGGAGGTACTAAACGTTCAAAATTTATAGGTGCTTACCAGTTAGATCAAGATGAATTATTAAATTGGTCATCATCTGCTGGTTTATCCCCATCTGATAAATTTGATGCTACTAACCAAGATACTATAGCAGTATGGTTAATTGAAACCAGACAAAGTAATATAGGCCAAAAATTTAGACTTGGAGGTATTGGAACTTCACCCTCCTTACAAGATGTAAGTGAAATGATATGTAGAATTTGGGCTGGAGTACCTATATTATTTTCTATAAAAAGGGGAAAAAATGGTGGAACTCCTAAAAAAAATTTAATTAAAGGAATGTCTTATTATGCTGGAGTAGGGGATAATAAAGCTAATGCTAGTAAAGCTAATGAATTTCAATCTATATTAGCCAATATTAACCCTACAGCCCCTCAACCCTCCTCCTCAGATGGTATCCTCCCAGTATCTGCATCTACATTACGTGAATTAACTGATGAGGATATTATAGAATCTAGTTTAACTTTAGGATCACCATTTTCATCATCTTCAATTATTCCTGAAAGTGAATACCTAAACTATACACAAAGATAATGTCATACTCACCTGAATCACCAGAATTATATAATAAGGATCAAATAATCCTTAACTCAGGTCGTTTATTATTAAACGCTAAGGAAGATGCTATATTATTATTTGCTAAAGAATCAATATCATTTTCATCAACAGATTCAGTACATATAAATTGTGATGCTAAACCTGGTTTTATTGTTAACGCTCCTGAAATTCATTTAGGGTTAAAAACTAATAATACACCGGAAGAACCATTAGTTAAAGGTGATACTTTAAAATCAGCACTAGATAATTTATTAGATAATTTAAATGGTCTTGTATCACAAATCCAATCAGGAGTACAAGGAAATGCAGGTACTCCTTTTCCTTTTGTAGGTGCTGCTGTTATATTAAAAAAAGATATCGGTGATATAAAACGAACTATATCTGATTCATTGTCTACTCAAAATTATACTATATAATGGCGTCAACAGAAGAATTAGCTAAACAAACTGAGAAAAAATCTCAAGAAATAAGTGGAGAAATCCAAAATGTTGGTGATGTTGCTACTTCATCTGTTGGAGTAGCTGTTGGAGCTGTTAATACAGCTAACCAACAACTAGATTCATTAATGTCTACTGTAGACTCAGTAAAAGGACTATCAGCAAATTTTAATAAATCTATGTTTTCTGATTTTGCTATTAGTCAAATTACTAAATTAGTTGATATAGAAAAATTAATACGTAATATAATTGAACGTATATTAAAAGATTTAGATATATGTGAATTAATTAATTCATTACCTTTAGAAGAAGTTGAAAAGATATTAAAATTTTTAATGGATTTAAAAAATAAAGCTGTTGATTTATTAGTTAAAGTATTAAATGTAATTACAAGTATACTATCAATAACAAGTATATTAAGTATATTAGTAACAGTATTTAATGTTATTTTAAATCTTATTCCTATTGTAGCATTAGCTATTCCATCTGCTGTTCCTCCGGGTATAGGTGTACCTGTAGGGGTAGGAACTGGTTTTAGTACTATATTAGCTAAAATAAAAGGACTTTTAAAAGATATAGAATATATATTAAATTTAATTAATTCAACATTAATATTCATTGCAGGAAAATTAGCATTACTAATTAATATATTAAAAGCTATTAACTTAGATTTATTTCAGTGTGCTGAAAAATTATCAATAGCTCAAGCAACTCAAGAAGATCCTAATGCTGCTTTATACCCTAACGCTTCTGATGAAACAAATCAATTAGTACAAAATAAATTTAATGATCTAATAGGAAGTTTATCATCAATCCCTAATATTGATTTAGGTATACAAAAAGATTCATATAAAGGATTTACATTTGATATTAAAGTTAAAAAAACAGTAGAAGGAGTACCACAGAATTTTGCTGTAGCACTAGATGTACGAAAAATTCAAGTATTAGAAGGTTTACCTTCATTCGCTTCTAGTACAGATGTATTAATACAAGAACTAAAATTAATAATAGATAGAAATAATCTATCAGGGTTTTAAATTATAAATATTTATTGACATGAAAGTAAATGAACTAAAAAAAATTATTCAAGAAGCTGTACGTACTGAGGTACGAAAAGTATTACGTGAAGAACTTAAATCTTTATCGTTAACTGAAATTATTAAAGAAGAATCTCCAAAACCTAAAGTACAAGAGTTTAAAGAACATAAATTAACTCGTTCACCTCGTAAACCATTAGTAAATTTTGGTATTAAAGATTCAACATTAAATAATATATTAGCTGAAACAGCTGCAAGTTCTGACTTTTCAGGAATGAATGGATCTAATCCATCTATGGCTCAAAACTTTACTCCACCGATTAATGATGGAGTACAAACAGATTTTAATAATAATCCTGTTGAAGTTAGTGATGAATTAAATAGTGTACTTACTAGAGATTATAGTGCTTTAATGGATGTAATGGATAAATAATGGCATTTAGAGTATCAAATATTGAACCTATAGATTTACAACCACGTGTTGCTATTGGTATTTCTTTACCATTTAATGGTTCTACAGGATTTAATAGTACTTATGATACTGCTACTCAATTAAAATCTAATTTAATTGCTTTTTTATTAACTAATAAAGGTGAACGTGTATTAAACCCAACATTTGGTGCTAATTTAAGAGAGCTTGTTTTTGAACAAATACATGAGACTACTTTAGAAGAATTTAAAGAAATAATTAAATCAAGAGTAGAAAAACAATTTCCTAGAGTAAGTATAACTAATATTATAAATGATTTTAATCCTGATACAAACAGAATTAATATTTCATTTACGTATAGAGTTACTCAAACTAATATTGAAGATAATATATCAATTAATGTAACATAATGCCGACACAATACGAAAATATAAATAGTAAAGACATAAAATACCTAAATAAGGATTTTACTGATTATAGACA